CATATATGACTAGAAAGCAGATCGCTAGCGATCTGCTTTCTAGTCATATATGGGTCGGGCCCAGTCATGACTATCGTTGCGCTAGCGCAACGATAGTCATGAATGGGCTAAGTAAGATGGATGAAAATGAACTAAATGAATCTACGTCGAAGCATCGTTCTTGTCAATGTATTGACGCGTGACCTTGATATCCAGTTCGACGAAGTCAACGATCGTAGTCGCCTCCCACTCCTGGCGTTTGCCGGCCCTATCGATTTCAAACAGTGTGTACTTTTTAGCAAGGTGTTCCACATGTTCATGCAAGTATGATGGAATTAAGTACTTGCTCGATGGAGGGATCACTCTTAGAAGCTGCTCATGAGGGTGAGATGGCTTGGTCTTCTCAAACCCGTATGAGATGTAAGGTTGGAGTTTGATGAATTCCACGAAAAGATTGGCGTGAACAGAGTAGTTATAAGGGAAGAACCACTCCCAAGCATTGTTATAAGGGAAGAACCACTCCCAAGCATTGGTGGCTCTCATTCCTCTGGTGTAATATAGATACACCCACTGGACCGTCTTCATGAAATCCCTGGCAACATTGTAGGCACAGAAGCTGCACGGCTTTCTCCAATACTTCTTGAGTTTGAGGTCTATGTAGTCTTTCCTGTACTGCTCAATATCCCCCTTCCACATCGGGTTAGGAAACCTCTTGTTAAAGTTATCCTCTTCCAAATCTTCCTCCTTGTGCCGAGCCTCCATGATTGCCTGTTCCCTGTTGCTGACAAGCGTGAGTAGCCTGACAATCTCGCCAATCTTGAGGTACCCCGTGTCCTTGTCCACTAGATGTTTCTTGTAGTTCTCGAAAAAGAAGTCCAACGCCCCCTTCTCAGGATTGCTCTCTTTGATCTCGAGCGACGGTATGGGAGGGAGGAAGTCGTTACCGATGAAACAGCTCCAGATGAGCAGATCCTCAGGCCTCATGGGAAGATCTTGTCTGACTCTGTTGATGTCAATGTAATCGTATTCTTTACGCTCATCCTCCCTCATGATGTAGACGTGGGTCTTTGGGAGTACAGAGCATAACAGGATCAGGTCTGCGTCCATCCCAACCACGCAATACACGTCTTCATGTACCGAGCTTGTTTCCGCGTCATGATGTCTGATCCACTCCATCAATTTGTGCTCGCCTTCGCCCGGCTTCGAGTCGTCTGAGATGATGACTTTGACAGGATTAGTACTAACTAGCCATTCGTCCTTGAAGAGGTCTTGGGCCAGTTCCCACATGAATTCGGTCCCGGCCGTGATGCACGTAGAATCGAAAGATCCTTCCTCCTTACCCTCGCGCTCCTTCGCGGCCCTGAAGCGCCTCTGACGCTGCTGGTTCTGTTTGGACATGGGAGCTACACCGTCAATAGCCAGAAAGACCGTCTTCTTGGGCCGTGCAATATCAACCAATTTGTTGACTTCATATTTAACGCATGCGTATAAATCCTTAACCGATGGTTTGGGTTTGTGATTAGGAGCAAAACCGCGGTTCTTTTTATGACGCCGTCTTGGAATGATTATTTCGTTCTTAGGGGCATATTTGCCGTATTTGAAGACACGTTGAGCCGCCTCATGAATGACGCCATTCATGTCGATCAGGAGGTGATCTACCTCACTGGGGACCGACGTTGAGATGCTCTTCTTGAGGGTCTCGTGCTTCCTGAACCAACTATAGAAATGTTTGATACCCATTTCGTCTTTATTTTGTATAGATATATGCATAGCCTGGAATTTCAAAAATGATCGCCACAATTGACGTTGAGACAAAGGACGACAAGACGTATACCATACACGATCTTAACCCATATATGACTATCGTTGCGCTAGCGCAACGATAGTCATGACTGGGCCCGACCCATATATGACTAGAAAGCAGATCGCTAGCGATCTGCTTTCTAGTCATATATGGGTCAACATTTTTTTAAAATACCCAGAGTCGACCATGTGGCAGACACTCACTGACGGCGGGCTCGATATGTTCTTCATGTTTATCCTCTCATACCTCACGTACGAGACACTCGACTCTATCATGATCTTCCACGAGCGTGACGTGTGGCCGACCAAACCGCGGATTGAGGATGTTCATGATCCATTCGAGTTTTTGGGACTTCCGAGGTTTCCGACCGTGTACAACTCAGAGGATGAAGATGGATTCATATCATCTGAAGGTGAGTGGTGGGATGAGAGTGATGATGAATATGATTTCTAACTATCAATTGACTCGCGAAAATTGATTTTTGGATAAGATTCCTTACATCAAAGATAAAATGGCTAGTATTGATTACAAATACAATGAGGCTGAAATTGTAGCTGACTTGATGGAGTATATTGACAAGACGTACTCTGGTCACTACAGTCAGAACAGGTTTCAGGCTACCGAATTCATCATCGATGCTGGTCACGGTGACGGATTCTGTATTGGCAACATCATCAAGTACGCGCAACGTTACGGCAAAAAGAACGGCAAGAACAAGGCAGACCTCATGAAGATTATCCACTATTCTATCATGTGCCTACACGCCAATCACTACCGTACATAAGAAACTAAAGAATTTGTAGTGAAGTCATTAGAAAAATCTGAGTCAATCAAAATGGATAACGGTATCTGGATCTTTATCGTAGTTGTCATCATCCTCGTAGGGGGGATTTGGCTATATCAGACCTTAGTTGAGGGATACGCCAACAGCGGCTTCCCATACGCACAGCTCGGTGGAAGTTACAACACTCAGCTCTTCTCCCCGTGCGTGTCCAAACGATGCGCAGGCGGTCCATACATGTACACCTCAAACCCATACCTGCAGTCCTTATGCCAAGGAGTCAGCAACGAAGAACTTGCACAGGTCGCTTGCGGGAAGGGCTTCCACGGCAGGCCAGTCCACTTCGACTACTCAGGTCTCAGTGAGAGCGTAAACGTAGGACCATCGGTCAACGTCAGTGCACCCATCCCAACCCTGAGTAAGAACCTCGAGAAGTGTGGTAAGAACCTCCAATACGGAGCCTGGGGCAACGCACTCTGCAACACCCCGTCCACCACATCACTGTGTGTCTTGTAATGAGAATGTAACCGGTTCATAACCTCTAGAGGTTATGAACGAACCATTTAGTCTTCGGATGAAGTTATCGCCTTTATAGATACCTCTGCGTCTGACGATTCCTCAAAGGTTTCAGATTCTAAAGATGATTCATCTGACGAACCCGCGCCAGGGCTCACGTTATGAATAACCTCTTGCCACTCTAAATTCTCAAACAAGTCCATCTTACCTTCTGAGTTGTAAATTAGATGTTTGTCGTAACCATCCTCAGACACAACATCCTCATACAGAGGTGATCGTGAGTAGTAGTCTGCCTGCACGTCTGAGACGGCGTTCTCCTCGTACTGAGTAATGATGGGCGGTTGGACAAAGAAAATAACGATCTTGGGAGCCAGTCTGAAGAGGATAATATCTATAGCCACGTCCAAAGTGTGCTCCTCAATGTAGTCCAATACGGCCCTGGCCCCTTTCTTTGAAATGTAGTAGCAACCCGTCCCACCAACACTGTCCTCCGCGATCTCCTCAAAAGTCCTCTTTCTTACTATACCCTTGACCGAAAAGTGATGCTTGTCAAAGAATCTGGGCACCGTCGTAAAGAAAATCAGATCGGGCCGTTCTCCCTTATTCTCAGTGATAATGAACGTCCTCCTCATCTGCTTAAGGAAGTTATTATCTACAATCACGTCATCTTCAAAAACAACATACCCATCAACGTCGTCAGCTTCGTGATGTAGCAACCGATCATACAACTTCAGGTGAGACAGCGCACAACCAATGACGCCAGGCCTCATGAAGTAGTTACCTTTCCTCCTACAGAGGGACCTGAGGCGAGGATTCACATTCAGCTTGGTGCCGTCGCATGCGCTCACCCGTTCCATGGCCTCTGGTAAGTTAGCCCTCTGTTTCTCAATCTGCTCCATTCTGTCAGGTCTGCGGTCCAGGTTGATGAGGAAGGACTTGTAACGCGTCTTCTCGTGGAACTGCTCTGTGTCTAACAAGTCGTACGCATTGTATTTGTTGAAGTCGTTCATCTCACTTGTCAAGCGTCCAATATGCTTGATGTGGAATCCGGGCAAGAAGACCGTCTTGAAACCGGCACCCACATATCTCAAACCAAAGTTAAACTCAAACGACTTCTCCTTGTTAAATATAACCTTATTGAATATAGCCGTTCTCACCATACTTGGGGACAAGGTGAAGTGAGGATAGTAGTTGCAGGAGACGCACCGACCATGCTTTTTAAAGAAACGTACCTTGTCCTCATCAGTCGGGCAGTACTCATGCACGTAGTAGAAGACGTTATTGTTGGTCTTCTGGAGATCGCCACCCTTAATGTCATCATTCACAGTTTCCATGTAGTTATGATTAAAGGCCACCTGTCCAATACTTCTATCGTAGTTGAAAATGTCTATCATATCCTTGATGTAGTGGCGTTTGTCGAGCAGCATCCTATCATCCTCTACGTGAATGAGGTATGGAGTCTTGACCATGTTGGTGATGATCTGCATGCTCTCTGGATGTCCCTTCTCTTCGGGGGCCTTCCATACAAACTCAAAGAAGGGAAACATCTCCTTCATGGTCTTGCGATCTTCCTCGCTTGAGTTGTCATCTACGCAGATCCACCGGTGAATGAGATGTCTGTCCAGGCAGTTCTCGAGGAAGCCCGTCATCGTCCTGATGAACAGGTCCAACCGTCTACACGTGGTGATTGAGAATGTGACGAGGGGTAGTTTGCAGAGGGAGACGTCGTAGGGTTTGAACTGTCGGGCCTCCTCATGCTTGTCGAGGACTTGCATGAAGAATTTCTTGTTAAATTGGACTCTGTTCATGACGTCCACGTCTCCGTGTCTACTCTCTTCGATCTCGTTCAGGAGGCGATTACCCTTGTACTTGTGGTCCAAGCTGTCGGAGTCTATCCAATAATAAGAGAGGGCCATCTCCTCTCGTATGATGTTTGAGTTGGGATATACGTTGAGTAACTCCCTCCCCAATGCCGTGGCAAGATGATATTGTTTCTTGCAACGCAGCTCTCGTATGTAAAGCTCTGATTCACTCATTTATAGACACAGACTCGTTTCTTAGAGTGAAATTAATATCTTGTTTAGTACTAAATTACCGACCATGTTTCTGATAACTAGAACATATAGTGCTTCTGAGTTGGAGTACATTGAACGAGAGCTCCACAGGCGTTACAGGCTAGGGGATGTGTTCGCGGTGCATCTGCCCTGCTCTCATAGGTACCGCGTCAAGAAGGGCGGACGTAAGGAACAACAGATACTGGACTCTGACAGTAGTGTGTTGGACGATCAGACATGTTCGGTGTGTTTCAAACTGAGATGCACCGACGACAAGCCCGCGTTGGCAGATATTGAGTACGTGAAGGAACAAGACGGTGACGATCCCAGTATTGAGTTGCTGAAGGCCAAGAATGAGTTTTATCGATGGCTTTACGAACGCGTAAATTGAGGTGATTCTTCTGTATCTAATAGAAGTGTTGTTATTCGTCTGGTTAACCCATTCATGACTATCGTTGCGCTAGCGCAACGATAGTCATGACTGGGCCCGACCCATATATGACTAGAAAGCAGATCGCTAGCGATCTGCTTTCTAGTCATATATGGGTTAAATTAGCCTAAGGTTTGGATTCTATTACCCCGAGGGGTAATGGATTCTATAATTTGTCAGTGCTAAAAGAAGACCATATCCTCAATAAGTGAATCCCTATATTCTTCAAGTTCTTCCCCATTCGGTCCTTCAATTGGCCCCAGGTTCGTGTTCATTAGGAAGCTGTCATACGTTCGGGACAGCCACTTACCCCTCTCCGTGAACGGCGAGTCTTTTGAGATCTTGTACGGCTGGAATAGACTCCTCACGAACTCACGCTGCTCCTGGGTCTGAGGCGACCCCTTTGTCTTCCAGAACTCGTTCTTCCTGGGTTTGGTTGAATGGACTGGCCTTGTGGCGTGGTATTCAGACGTCCTGATGAATGACTCCTTTGGTGTGATCTTGTGAAGATAGCAGAGGATGGCAGCCACAAGCAAGCCAGCTCGTCCATGTCCTCCCTTGCAGTGAACGTAGATCTTCTTTCCGTTTCTGATCTCACGTGTGAGGTGGATAACTAAGGCACAAAACTCGCGTACGTCTTCAGGTACTTTGCGATCAGGTATGGAGAATTGAATGACTTTAGCTCCAGTGAGGTAAGGTCTTATCTTCTTCTCGTCATTCTTGGTGAGATTGACTATGATGTTAACACCCCACTCCTCAAGCTGTTGGATCTGATGTTGAGTCGGGTACGCCCCGAAGAGACACTGATTAGTGACAAAATACGCAGAAGTCTCAGTGATAAAAACCATGTTGATTGGTATATTCTTACCTTTACCCTTTATATTTTCAAGTTAATTTCAACTTCCCTTGACTTACACATCTAAAATCATTTATTTAAAGGATCATATGGTTGGATCTGAAACGATTTGGAGGAAAGGATATGTCAATAAAAGGAACCATGGAAGTCATAAAACGAGACGGTAGACGCGAGCGCATCGAGCTCGACAAGATTACCAACAGGATCAACTCCCTCTGGCTCAAAGAGCCCCAACTCAATCAATTAGTCGACCCAGTGAAAGTGGCTATCAAGGTTGTGGAAGGCCTGTACGACGGCGTCACAACCGTCAACCTGGACATCCTCGCCGCAGAGACAGCCGCCACGATGGCCACGATTCACCCCGACTACGCGAAGCTGGCCGCGAGAATAGCCGTGTCCAACCTCCACAAGGAAACTAATCAGCTTTTCTCAGACGTTATACATGATCTCTACGAGTACATCAACCCAAAGACTAACAGTCATGCTCCTTTAATCAGCGATGAACTCTACAACCTAGTCATTTCCAACAAGGAACTAATCAACGGTTGGATCGACCATAACAAGGACTATGATTACGATTACTTTGGCTTCAAGACGCTTGAGAAGTCATATCTGCTCAAACTGAACGGACGTGTGGCTGAGCGCCCCCAGCACATGCTAATACGCGTGGCTCTGGGTATCCACGGGTCCGACTTTGAGTCTGCCAAGAGGACCTATGATCTCATGAGTGACAAGTACTTCACCCACGCGACCCCAACTCTCTTCAATTCGGGAACGCCCAACCCTCAGATGTCGTCTTGCTTCCTGCTGGACATGAATGAGGACAGTATCACTGGCATTTACAAGACTCTGGCCGACTGCGCCAAGATCTCCCAATACGCAGGCGGCATCGGCCTCGCGGCGCACAAGATCAGAGCCACGGGGTCCTACATAGCCGGCACGAACGGCACCTCAAACGGAATTGTGCCGATGCT